TACTTAGTAATAAAAGAACCGATCTCTTCAAAGACTACTTTATCAGTACGTTCTTCAAAGTATTCTGCTCTGATGAAAGGTAATACTTTACGAGTATACTCTTCACGATTTAGCAGGTTCTTCAGTATCGTCAGTGGAACCCTCTCCGCCATAAGTAAACTCCATTTTTGCAGCAGCATCAAGATACTGCATTAATTCGTCAGTAAAATATTTTTCTGGTTCAGCATAGATTGTTTTGGCATATGCTGTAGTGCCATTGATCTCATACCGAGATCCAACTTTCTTAACAATACCATGCTTCTCAGCAAGATCAAGTAGACCATAGTAACGATCAAGACCACGTTCATCATAGAACAGACGAACTTCAACCTGACGATTTTCCCTAGTTAGACGCGATTTATGTGTCTTTGCCTTGATAATGTTTCCAACGACTTCTGTTCCATCCTTCTCTTTTGCCTTGCTGAGATAAATGATGGTAGAAGCAGCGTACTTAAGACCACTACCACCACCCATTTCTTTTGTAGGAACGTAAGAGCCAATGACATCGTAGGTATGATTAGTAACGATAAGAGGAATATTTGCTTGCCCAAGTTTCAGGGTTAGCATTCTAAATGCACCCTTAACAAGTTGTGATTTTGTCATGTCACGAACTTGTTTCTCGTTTAGAGCATCAGTAATTTCCTTATCCGTGGAAAGCATTCCCAGTGAATCTAGCACAAACATACAAGGTTTGCGTTGATCCACAGGTTTCTTTAAATATATATCTACGGCTTTAAGTGCTTTGTTACGAAAGTTTTCAACTGTTACAACATTAATAACAACTAAACGATCTGTAGCAACAGCACGACTTTCTAAAAGTGACTTAGTAATCGCTGCTTCTGTATCAAAATACAGAACATAACCATCAGGATTACTGTCCAAAAAATTCTTTACTACAGCCAGACTGAAGAAAGTTTTGCCTGTTGATGTTTCTCCAGCAATTGCTGTAATTTTATTTCCTGAAACCCCACCAAAGATAGAACCACTAACCAGGGCATTAAAAATGTAAGATCCTGTGTCAACATAAGTTTCTGTTTCATCAATTTCAGATGCAACCTGTGTGTGTTCATCTTTAATTTCTTTTAAAATTTCCTTTAAGAAGTCCATCAGCAAACAATTCCGTATCGTACTCGTAAAACTTTTTTATATGGTAATCCTTGATCCATCAATTCTTTAGTCAATTTAACTTTTTCATACAAAGCAGTATCTCCACCAAGACGTAAAGCATTGACAATAGTATTCAGTTCTTCATCGTTGATTGGTAAATCCATAATATTATGCGTATCAACCTATTATAGCATTATAGAAAGAAACTATCAAGTGTGGCAGTCTTTTCAACAGACCATCCAATACTATCCAAAATAGTTCTCAATGGTTCTAAGAATGCTTTATCAAACTGAGTATCATAGTCAACATAAGGAACTAATCCAAGTTCTACTGGAAAATCATTGATGAACGAAATTACATTTTCATGAATTGGATTTGGTTTCTTCAGAAGAATAAACTTGATCTTTTCTCCATTATTGATGACATTATACTTTTCGCCAAGTTTTTTATTTTTGATATGATGATTATAAAGAAGTGCTCCTCTTGCATGGATCGGACATCCCTTTGCATAGATTGACAAATTACTTTTATACTTATCAACATCAGAAACTGTTCGTGGAAAAGCAATCTCAGATGGAGGAAGTTTTTTAAACTGTGCTCTTGATTTTTCAATAAAATCAATTACATCATCTTCACTTCCACTCATCATGATCTTAAGTGCATCCTTAATCATTGAACGACAAGGTGCTGGAGTTGAAGACTTGACTGCTTCGATACCCATGATTTTGAGTTTTGGTTCACTATATCGAACACCTTCGACATCCCATGCATTCAAAATATAACGCTTCTTAGCAGTCCAAATACCACGGTCAGCAATTGTTTCTCGCTTCATGAACATCTTCTGTTCATAAGCATTTACATACTCTGCCAGTTCTTTGTAAGAACTTTCAATATACTTCTCAAATTCCATTTGACAGATCTTGTCAAGGAACGAAACAATGTCTTCAGTAGTTTTCTCTCTTCCCTTGTATACACGTTCAACCAAAGGACCCAGGTTGAGATAAATGCTATCAGTATCAGAAGCAACCACATAATCTACATTATCAGTTTTAAGAACGTTGTTTATATATGAATTCATCTTCGCTTCGATCCATCGTATACTGAACTGACCCCCGAGAGTAATTGCTTCAGCATTGTCCAACTTATAATAACGAAAATAGTTATTGCCGATAGCACCATAGGCACTATTAAGTTGGATCTTTTTCGCCATCTGGATGTTGTTGCATCGTGCAATCTCCCGTTCCAGTGCCTTAGTTTTCTTCTTCTCATACTCTTTCTTTGCCTCCAACATTTTCTTTTTGAAAATCACACGCTCATTATAAATTCTTTCCATCAATACTGGAAGAAACCCACGTTTCTTAGTTGTAAACTGTGCTCCGTTAGGACATACGGTTGCACCATCAAGACCACTAAGATCAACTTCTTTCTTGAGAAGTTTATCAACACTTACACCAGGAAACTTTTCATCGAGAAGTGTTTCTGGAGAGATGTTATATTGCATAATCAAGTGAGGATATAGACTATTCAAGTCAAAACTCACAACCCAGTCATACACTCCTGGAATTGGTTCTTTTACATATGCACCAGCATACTTTTCACTTTTACTTTCATCTTTCTTTGGTGGAATGACAATGTTCTTTTTCTTCAGATCGTTGTAGATAATCATATCCCACATACGAACTTGATAGAATACATCATTGAAGTTTACCTTAGCATCAAATGCCATGGTAACTGCTAATTCAACGAGCTTCATTTTCTCCTCAAGTGCGTCAACCAGTCGCACGTCTTGAATGTTGTACTCTACAAACTTCTGCCAGTTCTGAGTATAAAACTCTTTGAATGTATCAAACTCAGAGTGGTCTAATTTTTTCTTGCCAAGTTCAACTTCACCAATGTAATCTAGACGATAACTTTCCTGTGCTTTATAAGTAAACTTCTTATAAAGATCTAGGTAATCGAGTACAGTAATACCACCAATATCATAGACAACGTGTGGACGATGATTGACAGTGATCTCTTCACTTGTAACGAGACCCCATGGAGACAATCTTTTGACTGCCTTCTCACCAAGAATTTTACCAACACGCTTAGCAACGTATGGAATATCGTACAGAGTACAATTCCATCCAGTAATTACTTCTGGAGTATTTGTTTGCCAATAATCTAGAAAACGATTGAGAAGATCATACTCATCTTTACATTCTACATACAAAACTTCAGGATCAGTATTATTAAATGGTCCTTGACCAAAGGTAATAATTCTCTTGTTAGAGTAGTTTTGTAAAGTAATACAAAGCATCTCTTCATCACAGTTAGCAACTGTTGGAAATCCTCGCTCTGATGCAACCTCGATGTCAATCGTAACGAGTTTCATCTTCTTTAGATCAAACTCAATATGATCCTCAGGATATTTTTCTGAAATATATTGGTAGATATAACGAGTATTACCGTAAATCTCAAATCCTTCTACGTTGTCGTGTGTCTTGATAAACTCACGGCAATCTTTTACACTACCAGGTTGAATTGATTGTACGTATTGTCCTTCTAAAGTTTTGTACTTTGTTTTCTTTTTGCTAGGTACAAACAGGGTAGGTTCAAATTTTTCTCTAGCAATAAAACTTTTACCATCCTCAAATCCACGAACGAGAAACTCGTTCCCTACCATTTGAACGTTTGTATAATACCTCATTCAGCAGTCAACGATTGATACTTATCAAGAAATTCTTTGTTAGGATCTACAATAGTCAAAATACTATCTGAATGGATCATCATTTCTGTCTGATTTGTAAGAGCAGACAACCAAGGAATAAGACCAGTATCAGTAATTACGAATGGTTGAGTAAGTTTACAATCTGGTTCACCAAGTTCAGAAGGCATTTCTTCAATTCTACTCATTAGAAGAATGTTTGTTTTCAAAACTAAAACCTTAATCATGGTAAAGATAACTTCTGGGCTTTTAATTCTACCACTGCCTTGCGTACTTTGTCAATATATCCG